GCTCCGGCGATTTAGTATAGCATTTATTCAGCAGGCATACGCAAGAAGCCGAGATCGTAAAGCTCATCAAACGAAGCTACAGCATTTCTGGTTCTACTTTGTATTTCCACGTAAGCCTGAAGCGCTGCGCCGGTCACTCTATGTTTCTCTGCTTCGGCTTTGCGGTTGTGGTCTAGTGGGCGCAGCGTGTGAGTTCTGAAGTTGCCAGTAAAAATTGTGTTCTTATAGTCCGGTCTAGAGAATGCAAAAGCATCATTCAAAACAGCAAGTATTGTGCATTTTGAATAACCTTTTATCTCTGGACTGTCTTCATATTCACACTCAATACCAACAGGCGGCAAAGCAACAGCCTTTTGCGCTTCGTAATCGTACCATTCACTTACATTTTCAGCTTCACACTTACTTTCTGGGATTTCACTTACAGATAGATAGCTTGTGTCGTTACTCATAATATCTCCTTAGTGCGTCAGCCACTACTTCGTCTTTAACTTTACCTGCAAGCTCATGTGCAATTTCAATTTTCCTTTTAAGCCACTCAGCATGAGCGTCATATTCGTTATCGAAATAACCAAGATGCTCTCGCTTTTTTGTTATGCAATTCCCGCATGATGCCTGATATTTTCCCATGTCATTGCTGTAACTAACACCTATAGGCAGCGCCCCTCTTGATGCAGCTCTATCAAGGATGAAACTATTAACCGAAGAATCTAGGAAAGTGCATTTTTCAGGAGAGTAAATCTTGTTTCCTTTTACTAGCAAGTCCTTATCTAGCTCTTTTCCTTGCCAGTCTTGCCTTTCCATCCATGCTTTAAAGTTTGAGAATGTCAACCACTCGTCACAAACTTTACAGTTTGCGTATGTTGGATATTTCTCTTGATATGATTTACTGTAGCACCTTCTAAGCATGGCTACCCATCTGGAATAAAATGGGCACTCCCACACTAGCCTTGACTTCCTTGCTCTTGATCCTAGCTTTGTGAATTCTGTGATTCTAACCCTGTAGCTGGCATCATTAACACCAACCCCGCAGACTGGTTTTCGCATATCTCTACCTTTTGAGATTCCTGAATTAGATTTGCGGCAACTGGCTTCAGGTGTGACCAGCTTTCGGGAGCTAACCTAGCCGCTAATTTATGGTATCACATCCGCGCCACCTGTCAATAGAAAAAACAAAACCAGCCGAAGCTGGTCTGGTTCGCTGCTTTTCGACACCGTACAGCCACGGCGGGAAGGTAGAAAGCTCGCATGTGGGAGCAAAGAACCTGTCTGCAACAATTTCAACAAGGAAGCTAATACGAGCAGAGGAAGGCCGCCCTAGTCTTTAACCTTGCATCGGCCATTGTTGCCAAGCGTGGGATTTTAAATAGATTAGCGCAACGCTTTGAATTAGGCAATAAAAAAGGCGACCGAAGCCGCCTCTTTATTTTGTTGGCTATTAACCCAACAGTAGCGCGGTATGTTCTGGCTTGATGTTTTTAACACCCCAAGCAAGCGCAATTTCGTAACGAATTTTGCGGTAGCCAGGATAGATTGACACTTCAAAAGCCAAGCCTGAGCGCGGATCTTGAATAGTCATTACATCGATTGCCATGTCGCCCTCTTGCGGACGTTGCGGCATACGAGTCGCTAACACGATTGCAGAGCGGTTGAACGCTAAGTTGCGTGCTGAGCTGTTAACCACTGTCATTGCAGCATTGTCAGCTAATGCTTTGCGTAAGCCTGGAGCAGCCAATACTAAAGTGCCACCAGATAAAGCAGTTGCAACAACATACTGGTTAGTGTCGCCTGCGAATGTAACGATATCGCCAGCCAGCACAGTGCCAGAGCCAGTATCTACCACGATTGATGTAGCGCCAACAGCGTAACCTGCGCCATTGTTCACTAAGTAGCTTGCGCCAGTACCTTTGGTGAAGCTAACAACTTGACCAGATTCACGAACTGACATACCTGAAAGCGTTTGGAAAACACCTTGGTTCAGGATTGTTGGCTCGAAAGCTACTGAAGCATTTGATTGCTTACCTAAGAAGATTGCACCAGCAGAAGTGTTAACTACTAACTGGTTATCTTGCACAGGTGCGCCGTTGTCTTTCAGGATTTTCAGAGCCTGAGTTGCGTCGGTGAAGTCGCCAGCAGTGCTAAATGGAGTTGTGCCAGCAGTGCCGTAAGCGCGTGACATAGTGCTATGCAAACCGCACAGGTCTGCTTCGATTTCGTTAACTAATGTGCGCATTGCTTGTGCAATTTGGTTCACTCGGATGTTGCCATAACCAACGCCAGAGTTTAAGCCAACTTGCTCGTTACCTTCCCAAGAGAAAGGAACTGCTTTTGCTTTATTGATAACAATAGCGACGTTATCGATAGTTTGATCCGCAGCAGCAGGAACGCCCATTGCTGGAGTGATGCTTGAGCTAGTGTTAGTTGGAACGACTGGAACGCGCACGGATTGACCTTCAGCAGCGCGATCAACGCGAGCATCCATCGTAACGGCCGGAATCATGCCAACTAATTCACGTGATACAACGTCAAGCGCTGCGTACAGGTCAGGAACCAAATTTGTTAAAGTGTTAGCCATTTTAAAGCCCTCAAATGTTTATTAGGTGACTACGCCACCGGATTTTATGAAACTCATTTTCTCGGCCGGATTCATTGACTCGAATTGGCCGCGTGTGGCTTTAGGTTTGTTGGCACCGCCTTGACCTGTTGAGCCTTGAGCATTGCCACCGCCTTTGGTAACAACACCTGCCTTGAGCAGTGGAGCAAAGCTATCATCTTTCAACAACTCCGCTTTGAACCCTGCCAAATCTAACGATGAGGCACCGCCATCATCATTTAAAAACGTTACTTTTCCCGTTTCTGGGTCAATGTCGATGCGGTCTGCAACTAGGCGCTTAAATGCTTTACTGCCTGAATCTGTTGCTAACTCGCTCGCTAAATCTGCCACAAGTGCAGAGCGCTTTTCGGTCTTGATGCTGCCCATGAGGCGGTCAATGCGCTCTTGCGCTTGCTTCGCTGTCTCACCGTGTCGGCGCTCAAGGTCGGCAATAATCTCATCCGTCTTGCCTTCAGCCTTGAGCTTTTCAAGTGCCTTGCGCTCTGCTTCAGCCAGCTTTTCTGCTTGCTGCTTTTCAAATTCTGATAAACGGCTTTTGACCGTCTTGTTTTCTTCTTTGACGTTAAACGCTAGTTGCTTTAGCGCTAGGCTGTCTTTGTCTTGATAGCCTTTCTTTCCGTCAATCTCTACTTCCACAAACTGATCGCGCCAATCTTCTGGCACTTTTTCTAATGATTCAACAAACATTGTAGGCACCGCCTCTAGTTATGACGCACCGCGTCGCTGTAGTGATTTTATACCCGTTAAACTAAGCCGTCAAATTTTCGCCGCTATCAATGGCATCAAGCACCGATTCGGCATCATCCATCGACCAACCGCCCTCAGCTAGTTCACGAATTGCCAAGTCTCGCGGCTTGAGTCCCGCTAAGACTAACTCCATGATTACGCGCACTTCATCAACTGACAGCTTGGACTTGGCGAACGTGCGAGGAAGGCTGATAACTACTTGATCCATGTTCTGCTCGATGGCATCAGCGCCCCACAAACCTTCAAACATCCCGCAATACAAAATAGCTTTCTGATATGCAGATTCTAGGCCCTGAGCCAAAGCAACCAATCGAGCGTTATTCTCTGCTGCTGCAATCTCTGCTTCGGTAGCTGTTGCTGCTTTTACGTCGCCTTGCAGCACTGCGCCCATCTGGCGCGCTTCTTGCGTGTTGCGCTCGAAGTATGATTCATAAGGCTGAACTGACGTTTCACAACCAATCACTTCGACTGTGCAGCCTTCCGGCAACGTGTTTCGACTGCCTGAACCTGTCTCGATGTAGCTGCGACCGTTTGCCGCTTCAAATTGCTCAATGAAGTTACCGCGCACCAAAAACATAAGTAGTAGGCGGTAAGTTGCGAATAGTCTCTTTATATTCAGCGCTCATACGATAGCGAGCTAATGCCAAGTCGCAGATTGGACTGATAAAGCCCATTTGTTTAGGCAATGCGCCCGCCTTGATTTCTTCGTCAGATGCCAACGTTACCGGTAGCCAGGTTAATGCTGAGCCGCTAACAGTCATGTAACTGCGCTCGCCTTCTTCTAATCCGGTTGAGCGTTTCACAATCTTTTGCTGATAGTAATTGCCGTCTTCATCAAGCGCTAACGCTAAGTAAGATTCTACCGCTGTGTGCGTAGCTGTGTACGGGTCAAACTCTGTGCCGTCTTCACGTAGCATGATGTAAGTCAATTGCATGGCGCCATTGATGCGGCTGAAGTGCCAGTTAACAACCTTGTCTCGGTTGTATGCTTTGATTGTGGCGCGAGGATTGGCACGCTTAACATCTTCGATTGACACGTCAGTCAAATCTACTTCGGACAGTCCAAGGTAGTCAGACACAAGCACTTGCCACTTAATCGGCATTAGCTCTGATGCGGTTTGTTCAATCATGCCTGTTAACGATGCGCCGTCATTGTCTGCCGACTCTAACAAGTAACTCAAGCGATCGGGAATTTGAATATCCGCTTCTTTGATCTTCATCCGACCAAGCAAGCTCGCCAACGTCTGACCGCCATAGTTTTGATACTCAGCGTTTGCAATGTAAATCGCATAACGGTTTTTTGCGTCAACAGTTGTCTTGTCGCCGTCGCTCGGATGCGGCAATAAATCATACTGAGCCTGCTTAACAAAGAACTCACCAGCCAAGGCGATTCTTGTTTCTTCAATCTTCGGCAACATCAGCGCCGCTTCGGTGTGTAATGTGATCTGCTGCATGTTGCGCCTCTAATCGTTTTTAATAGTTTACTGCTAAAGTCCGGCTTTGGCAAAGTTACATGATAGCAGGCTAATCAAAGATGTTTAAGCATATCTGCATCTGGTTAGATTTGCGGTATTCCCAATCTGTTTTAGTGTGGCATGACCTGCAAAGCGCCTCTAAGTTTGATTGCTTGTTTGCTTGAGTCTTGTTCTTGTGTTGGTGAAATGGAATTATGTGATTTACATCAAGCCGCCTTCCGTTTTCTTCCTCTGCCATGCCGCAACGCTTACATTTCCTGCCATGCAACTCTCTGCACTTTTCTGCTATTTTGTGCCACCCTGAGCCTCTACCGCCTAACCTGTGAGTTCCGCCAACCCAGTTTGGGTGCGAGTCAGATGATAGGTATGTCCTTTTCTTAATTGAATCAGACACGGATAATAAAGCGCATTGTTCAGAGCAATATCTAAGCTGCCTGTATGGGAGCCATATTCCATTCACTTTTCTTACCGGAGTAAAAATAACGCTACATTTTTTGCATGAAACGTCGTAATGCTTCATTTTTGACTGCCTTGAGCATAGATGTGAGCAGTACTGATCTCTATCTATTTTATTACCTAATGCCACTCCTTTTACTAGTTTTATTGGGGTGAAATAAACGAAGCAAAAAGAGCAGTTCCTTGCATGTTCAGCTCTAGCCTTGTCCATACTTGCTAAATTACATTCTTTACTGCAATAAATTCTAGATTTGCTCGGAGTTGTTTGAAAGATAGATAAACAAAAACGGCACTGCCTATCAAATCTTTTATTTGCAGTAGTTAATAGCCTGCCATTGCTATGACACTCTTTGCTGCAAAATTTCCTTCCTAACTTTCCAGCTTTTTTTATTCCTTTTTCGCTTATAGCCTTGCCGCAAGTTAAACATGAATGTATTATTTTGGAGCACATAAGTTACCTCTAATAACTGTTGTGAAATGATGAGGGGACGTTGGCGCGTCCCTTTGTCTATTTTAACAAACTTTATTCATCTATCAAACCGATTTTCACGAACGCATTCTTATCCCTAATTTTCAATTCATCCAAGGCCAAAGGATTGCCAAAGGTGTCAGTCATGCTTTCAATCTTCAATCCGCCATCAAGGAACAACTCTGCGCGAGTCTTGCCGAGCGAGTCAATGACAAACTCTCTCGACTGCTGCCTTAACCATGTGTCCGGTGAAATATCGGCAGGCACTTGCTCAATCTTGAATGTGCCTAAGTCTTTGCGCCCTTTGTAGGTTGGCTTTTTATCGTCATCTGTTGGATAGTCAGCGCCTGAGCCTATAGCTGGAGCCATGCCAATAGGCTTATCTTGACCTTCTAGCAGATAGACATAGCTTGAACGGCAGCGAAAATGCCGAGGCAATCTCACATAGCTATCATCTTCTAGTTGCCAAGTGCGCCCATGTAACGAGCGACAGCCAAGTGACGTGCGATTGTCCAACATCGCCAAGAAATACCGCTTGTCTATGATGTCGCGGTTATCAACTGCCATTGCTTCGCGTGCGCTTTGTGCGTAGTGCATTACTCCGGTGCGCGCCAATGCTTCAGCTTGTTGCTTGGCTAGTCCATCATTGAAGGTCTTGAGCGACTTAGTAATTTGCTGAACTGTTGCGCCGCGAGTGTAGCCGATCTTCACAAGATTATTGTACTGCTGTGCGTATTCTTGCGTCGCAGTGTTCACAAACTCAGCCCATGATCCAACCTTTGCTCGCTCACCCTCGCCAAGAACCATCAATGCCGCATTGACATAATCAAGTATTGTCTTGCTGCCTGGAGTAGCTAACTCGATGTCATTCCACTTGCCAATCAGCTCCGCATAGTAGCTAGATTCATAAACAGCTAGCGATTGAAGCTCTTTAGTTGCCTCTTGCCAGCCTGCGGAATAAATCTCTGTGACTGACTTGCTGATGGCTTTCGTTATCCGGTTAAGCTGTGCTGCGCTCTTGATTTCCTCTTGTGCAAGCAGGATTTCGCGCACTGACTTGTAAGCCTCTGCGAGCGACGGATAAACGTTAGTTTTAAGTAAGCCAGTTGCCACTCGTTGCAGCATTGCTTCGTGCCGTAGTTGATCAGCTGTTAGACTCATCGATTAAATCTCTCAATGCTGTTGCAAGTATTTGGATCATTATCCGCGCATCTCCGTGATAAGGCAAACCCTGAGCCATGCGGCGAATATCGGTTAGGCATAAAACATGCACCGCTTCAGCAGTTGCTACGACGATATGCGGTTGATGCTCTGATAAGTCTATCATCTGCGGCCCCATGCGAGCGGGGCGCTGATTGGAGCGTTTATTGGGAATTCATAGCAAACCAGATAACCAAGCGCGTCTGTGATATGGTCAAGGCCTAAAGACTTATCTGGCAAGTTAGTATCTTTCTTGTACGTCATGCCGTCCAAGCCCTTTATAAGCTCTTTGCAGCGAGGATGAATAAATAGCCTGCTTTCGCCTTTGGCATTTTTAAGCATTGCCTGCACTGTGTTTATGCGGTCTGCAACTGGATCATGCGCTTTCGGTGCGAATGTGATGAATCCGAATTGCTCAAGGATAACAAAGTCAGTTACACCACCTGCCGCGCTAGTCTTTCTTGCTCTACCTGCCGGATCTGGATATGCGCGAATCTTGTGGTTCGGATAACGTCTCTTGATTTCTTGCGCAAGCTCTGTTGTATTGCTGTTCTCTATGCTGATTTCGTCAATGATGTGCAACTGGTCAACAACCTTAACTCCGATTGCCGCTGTGACTGGCGACACGTTAAAGTCAATACCTATGAAAAGCTCTCGCGTGTCGTCAACCGTTAAAAGTGAATTGCTGATATTAACGCCGCGATCAAAGTTAGAGTAAACCCGATTTGATAGCGTTTCAAAACTGGCCAAGTATTCTTGCTTGAATGTTCGCTCCGGCAATTCTCGCTTAGCTGCTTCAATCTCTGACAATGCAACATTGCCACCATCGGCCGTTGTGAATGTCCACGCTTGCCAATTCTCGTCATCGCCATTCATGGCGTAATCGTACAAATCTTTGGCCCAATTCCAGCCAGCGGGCGAGCTAATGAAAACAACTGGTGCAAGTTGGTCAGATGTTGCAGGTCTTACAACTTCCGTCCAGACTTCTTCAGACATGAAACAATATTCATCTAGCACAGCGCCAGCCAATGAAACACCGCGCAAGCTGTCGCGGTTCTCAGCGCCTTTTAACTGAATGACTGAGCCATTAGGCAATTCAATGAATAGCTCTGATTCGTTTTTAACTGAGAATAAGCCGTCAGCAAGCTCTTTGAGTAATCGCCAAGCAATTGACTTAGCCATGACGTATGACGGGGCAATGTAGTAGTAAATGCCTTTCTTAGCTCCAGCCTGAGCAAGCAGCCAAGTTAAGGCAAAGAATGTTTTACCAAACCGCCTGCCGCAGATAAGCACCTTAAATCGAGTGTTACCGCGCCATACTTTTGTTTGTGGCTTTGTTAGCTTAATCTGCATCAGCTTCAGAATCTAAGACAACAACCAACTGCACTTGCTCAGTCTCGATGTGTCCAGTGTGTTCAACTGCTTTGCGTTTTGATGCGACGTATTGCGCTAACTCTTTGTAGCAGTCTTTAGCTA